TCGGTAAGTAATAACAACAAAAAGACTACCCCAGACAAACTTAAGCCCCTGTATCCTTAGTTGGACGCAGGGGCTTTTTTCATTGTGTCATCGCTTTAAATGTGCTGGTTAAAGACTTTAGTAGGTTACTCAGTGTAAAGTAAGCATAGTCCACCTCTTGTTGTAGTTTATGTACCTTCCAGACCAAGTAGAGTGTAATACCTAAGTGTACTAAGTCTACTGATTGGTCTAGGCTTATCATTTCTTACTCTCCACCTCTATGAGTTTAGATAAGTACCAGTCAGCCTTCTTAAGGTCCTCTAAGCCATTCTTGTAGCGCCACCTATGAAGGTATTTAGCTATATTCCCTCGTAGGTATCCTACAAACTCATCCTTGCTTAAGAAGTCCTCAATGTATTTGATACACTCAATAGTGCCTTGTCCGTAGTGTGGTGGACTGTTTACATTGTCAGATTCCATCTTACTTAAGTCCCACTTAGCCATTATAATCTCCTATGCACTATCTGGTATTTGAAAGCAGTAGTAATTCACCGATGAATCAAGTGAAGGTCTAGTATTCATAAGTCTATCCTTTATTGGTTCAGCAAACTCGTAACAGGATAGTTGACTTGTAAAGAATACATCATGTGCGGTAATCTTATAGTTTGCTTCGTGAAACATAATAAGAACTAAAACATACATCGAGTTTTCCTCTAGGTTAAATCTACTATTTCACAAGTGTCACCTGTACAAGCCATAGTTTGACTACCAGCGGTGTTATCTTCATTCTCATACTCTGAAAGTTCAGACCAGTCAATAGCCTTTGGCATAAGTTCTAACAGTTCATGGTAGTCTGTTGCTTCACATTCCTGATAAGGTGCTTGCTGATAAGTATGATCTGAATGAGGTAAGAACGACACCCCTGACATCTCATCAAAGTGCTTATAGACAAATGCACCTACTTCCATCCACTCATGGTCACGTACTGAGATAGTCACTGAGGGCTTATGCTCACACCATGACCTTTGGTATATCAGCCACATCTCTAGCTGCTCTACGGCTGTCATATCGTTCCTAGTGACTGCTCCTGCTGGTGACTTGATAGGGAAGCTAAAGACTGTAGTTGTGTCACCTTTCATAACACAGGGTTCGTTAGGTACACCCTTATCAATCATAAACTTCGTCAGCGGGTCTTTGTTATCTCCACGCACAGTACGAACATAATAAGGGCTATGACGAGCATGAATGCCACTAGCAGAATCAACAAGTTGGGAGACAGTACCACTTGGTTTAACGCAACTGATAGCAGCAGAAGAAGGGATGTTAAGGCGTTCAGCCCACTCAGCATTCGTAGATATTGCAACATCTTTTAACCTTTCTAGGGTTTTATTAAGACCAGCGTTCTGACTTGTAGTTAATCTATTGTCCATAATGCCCGTCAGGGATACACCTAGTAATCTCTCCTCTTCTGTGTTCTTGTTCCAGATCTTTCGTAGATAAGGGAACTTAGTCATAGATGATTGGATAGTACCTAGTATTGTAGCTAGGCGTACCTTACGCTCCAAGTCATCAATAGTATCTGTAGCTCGTACTACAACCTCTGTCAGGTTACAGAACTGGTTTGGTCGTAAGATAATTTCGCTACAGGGGTTAGTGCCAAACTCATAATTGGGATCTCTACGTCCATTCTTAGCTGCCTGTACCTTACTAGCCTGACGATTAAAGACACCACGTTCACCTGACTTACTTTCAACTAATGCAAGCCACTCACGCATGAATGTCTCCATGTCAGGCTTCTCTGTGTAGCTCACACTATTATTAGCCAATGCACGATGGGCTGCTGTTTCCCACCATTGTCCTGACTTAGCGTGACGCATACGGTCATCTGATAGGTTAGACAAGCTAATCATAGCACTACGACGAACACCACCAACTACAACAATCTGACCGATAAAGCACATAAGGTCATGGCACTCAATAGAGGATAACTTACGTCCTTGTGCAGCCTTGAAGGTAGTAACTGCAAAGTTGAACAACTCAACTAGAGGTGCAGGTCCAGATGCTCTACCACCAAAGGTCTTAAGTCTAGCACCAGCAGGACGTACAGCAGATACATCCCACTTAGGTATCTCACCAGCCCATAGAAGCGCAAGGACTTGACGAAAGGCTTTAGCCCACCCTTCCTTACTATCTTTAACTACAACTACTGTGTCGCTCTCAAATAGCTCAGGAACCTCTGGTAACTTCTGGATGAACTGACGTTCTACTGAGAAGCCTACACCTGTACCACACAACAAGATAAACATAGCCTCATCAAATGCTTTAGGGTCATCTACAGCCAAGTAGCTACAGTTGTACCCAGCAGTATTGTCACGGGCCAGTGCAGGACCAGCAGTCATCATAGCTCGCATAGAGGGCATTACTTCTAGGTTTAAGATGGCATCCCGTAGTTGGTTGACATAGGAATCGTTACCAGCTTTAGGGCGTACCACATTGTCCATGTAGCGTTCTACTGTATCTCCCCAATCCTCACGGCCCTCACCGTCGATATACTTAGCGTAGCGAGACTTAGCAATAAAAGTCTGGTAGTCAGTTGGCAGGTAATTATTCATCTTTAGCTTTTCCTCTCGCTCTCATAGTCTTATCTTCTTTTAGCCAGACCATACGGTCAATATCTGATCTAGCTATACCAATGTCTAGTAGTTCCTTATCTGTTAGCTGATTAAGCTGCTTGATTGCTATCCTGTGGGTTCGCCATGTCGCAAGATAATTCATATATCTCCAGAACCATGACATGCCTGTCCTCTTCTTACTCATCTGTTGTCACCTGATCCTTGTAGTGTACCGTTCTTTACACGGGCATTTAACTTCTCCATGTTTAACTCAATAATCTTAATCAAGCTGCCACCAAAGATGTTAGACAGAGCTACAGTATAGAATAGTACGTCACCTAACTCTTTCAAGACTGCATCATCATCAATCCTGTTGTCACGAAACAACTTCTTAATCTTATCTGATACCTCACCAGCTTCACCAGTAAGTCCAAGAGCATTCTCAATCAGTCGCTCCCGACCTTTAGTAATCATCTTGTCTTCTACAAACTGAGAATACATATCAATCATGTCTTTCATATCTTTCGCTGTAAGCATTACATCAACCTTCCATAAAATTCTGTATGTGCGTTTCTATCGTCTTTATCGAACAAGTACCAAGCGCAGTTGTCTTTACCTGTCATCTTGCTACCTTCAATCCATTTAACTCTGCCTATACTTACGATCTTTGTACAGTAAGTCATAAGTGAGGCAGATTGTTTAGTGTGCGCCCAATCAGCATCAAACAACAACCAAGTTGGGCATATCTCCGTCCAGTGATCTATGAAAGCGTGTAAGAACTTCCTTTCCCACGGTGGGTTAGTAATGCAGAGATCAAGAACCTTATATTGACTACCAAAACTTATCTCCAGAGCATTCATTTGCTTGATGTCTGGGTGTCTAGGTTCTATGTCACAAGCATATAAACATTCCCCTAGACCATCTGTTAGTTCGTGTATGTGGTGTATCAATCTTCCGTCACCAGCACAAGGCTCTACATAGTCAAACTTCTCATATGGTAGGTGGGCTATAAGAGGTTCGACAGCTTCTATTGGTGTAGGATAATAATCCCTTGGTACCCTCTCAAAGTCACTACGCTTACCCATACAGTTCTTTTAACCTCTTAAGTGATACAAACTCAGGCTCATAGACACCGTTGCTAATCTCCCTCTTGATTACACAACCTTTCCACCAATCTCTATTTGCCTGTCCAGCCCACGTTTCTTCTGAGCCTTTGTAGCAACCCGCAACCAAACCGATAATCCCATTAGGGTGTGCGCCATCTTTAAACTTAAGATCACGTTTATGGCTATGCCCACAAGTAGAACTGTGATTACGATTGGCGAGTAAGCTATTAGCGTGATGTAAACCAGACATAGCTGAACCAAAATTACCACTACTAAAGAAGTGAGCATAAGAAACGCCATCATAGTCAGCGATAGCGGGGGCGCTATTAGTGTATTCGTGGTATTCGTCGAACCAGTGGTCTGTTTGAAGATGGCTGAAGGAAATCCCGTACTTGTCTCCCTGTAGTCTTGGGTCGTGTGCGATAGCCTTTTTGATTCTATTCTCATGGTTCCCCTCAAAGCCAATCCAATATGGGAGTTTGTATTTACGTGTACTAGGTTTCTTCCTTAGACGATCCATTGCTTCATTGTAGCAGTTGATGTCCTGTTCGTAGTTCTGACTTACGATAGCCTCTGGGTAACGTGTGTCAAAGGTGTTAAGAGAGCGCATATCAGCACCATCACCTAAGTCAATTATGTAGGTAGGGTTTACCTCATAGATTAATTCCCCTAGCCAGTCGAAACGCTCATTCCCTGTTGAGGGGTCTGAGTGAGCGCACGAGAATACTACTGCTGTCTTAGCTGTCATATCGGGTATCCATTTCAAATTCTATTAGTATGGGTTCGATTGATCTGTAGAAGTGCTTCTGAAACTCATAGGCTGCATCAAAGGAGACAAACGGGATCTCTTCATCAAACATAACTTTACTTGGGTTCCTTTCTTGGGGATCTTCTACTCTACAGTTTAACCAGTAATTACCATCTTCATCTTCATAGGGGCCATCAAGAACACGATGGACTTTAATCAGGATTGTGTTAGCCACTCTTCGGGTATCCTTTTATCTGCGTACAAGAACCCATGCTTATTGCACCAATCCCCATATGTACTCTTTGCACCTTTGTACAACTTAGCCTTAGAATTAGAAAAGACAAACCTTATGTCGAGAAAGGGATGTTGATCTTGTATGATTAAATGCTTCTTACGATCAGCTTGGACAAACCTACCTTTAGATTCTATGATGATACCGTTAGGCAGTTTAAAGTCAGGAGTGTAAGTCTTATTCTCAAGAAGTTGCCATTGTACCTTTAGCTTCTCATATTCAAACTCTACACCTCTGTCCTTAAGATCTTTAGCTATGTCATCTTCTAAACCAGATCTGTAGCCATTCTTTATTGCGTGTCTTCTACGTTCACTGGTGGTTGCCATATCTCGCCCTCTTTACGTCTAAGCCATAGTAGCCTAGCATTCTCTATTACCCTATCTACATCACCATCATAGGCTTTAACACAGGCTTCCCACAAGTCCTTTTCAGTCTTAGCCTCACTTAACATCTTTGTAGCTTTAACTGGGCCTACACGATATAAACCAACTATGTTGTCTGCCCTATCGCCCGTTAAAATCTGGTTGTAGAAGAATTGTAGTCCTGACCAGTCATCTACTGTTTTCCACTCGTTCTTACCAAAGTTAAAGTGGTGACAAGGTATCTGCAACATATCTTTGTCTATTGAGGCAACGACAGTATCAGGTCCAAGTCTTGTTGCTTCTATTGCTATAAGGTCATCAGCTTCTTCTCCTTCGCTAGTTATAGCATTGTATTTAGTAGTTAGATGATCACGAATATGGTAAAGATGTACTGGCTTTTCTACTGATTTACGGTTGCCTTTGTACTCATGTGACTTAGCTATTTCGTGTCGGAAGTTCCCCTTACCAGTTAGGTAGACTATATAGTCATCTGGCTCAGGGAACAACACAGTTTGCTCAAGTATAAAGTCAACAAGCTCATCAGCTTTAGCTTCAGCATCCTTTGGAAACAAGTCCTGAGTAGCAAAGGCTGACCGATAAGCTACAATGTCACCATCAATTAGCACTTTGCCATAGTTCATTACAAGTCTCCAAACACCATCTTACCATCATCCTTCTCAAATGCTACAGCTTCAACATATGTAAACCCTGCTGACCTAGTAGCTTCAGCGAAGACGTATGCTAATGAATATAAGTCCTCTACCCCATAACGCTCAACACTTGTCTTACCATCAAACCCATCTTCTTCACTATCATTCTCAAAGGTGATTGTAACTTTCATTGTATCATCCCACCATAAACAGTTCGTCATCTTCTGATGGGGCTGAGTTAGTCTCATAAGCTACATGCTCAGTAATTCCCACATTCATTAGACGAACCCCTGCTCCACTAGCATAAGTCTCGAACTGCACTTTAGCTTTAGTGCCGTTCCCGATAGCGCCATCTTCTGAAAAGCTCCACAGACGCTTGTTCTCTTTCCCTTGGGTGAGGTCTACTACTGTAGGTGCGCCACCATAGTCTACGTCTACAGGCTCTCCTGTCTTCTTATCGGAGAAGGTCTTAACGTCAGATACCATACGCTTAACCTTCATGTATTTACCGATACCAAATTCAGCATTCCCCTGTAGGACACGCTGTGAGTTCATAGGCGTCAGGTCTAACCCATCAGCTACTAGCTTTTCAATTTGGTCTTCGTCAGTAAAGTAAGCATTAACGATATACTGCCCACCTTTTTGATGGATTGCTTGTGCTGCTCGTGATCCATCTGGTGATCCCATGTCTGCGTTTTCGGGGAAGATCTTAGCATACTCTAAAACCATATCCATTGTGTATTTAGCCATTGTCGAGTTCCTTTCGTAAGGGCTGGTAATTATTAATAGGGATACAAATCACAAAAAGTCAACCTAGAAAATGTAATTTATTTTACTAATGTATATCGGCATATGTACTTCCAAATTGAGCGTCGATCCCTAAGTCTATGTTTAGATTCAGTTGTTTGTTTAAATCTTGTATAGAGTACTCCATATTTATTTTTGTCTCCATTTCATCACCCTCTTTAACTAACGCTATAATCTCGTCGTGGAACTGACCAACAGTCTTGATACCCTTCTCACGACATCCCTTAACCCAGTTATCAAAGCAATAGACACCCGTACTCTGGTTCAAGGTACTGAAGCGGTCTTTCTCACTTCGTAGGCTATACCAGAACTTAGACACTGGATTCTGTACCCACATGCTGCCAAATAACTCTCTAGTTCGTAGGCTATCAGCTACCTTGGTTACTGACCAGTTACGTGACCAGAATGCTTCCAGAAGGGTCTTAGCCTCTTTGACACTCATACCTGTCTCACGGGCCAGCTTAGGCGCTCCTACGCCATATGTAGCACTGTAGTTCACTACTTTGTAATTCTTGCGTAGTGACTTCAAGCTACGTTCCCCTGAGTTATGCTTATCAATGTCATCTTGTGTGATAACACCAGCATGTTTAGCTAGGTCTAAGTGTGGATCAAAGCCCTCTTTACTCATCTCAGCTACATAATCAGGATCTAGTGGTTTCATGTAGTGACGCTTGGTTGTGTCCTCTAAGCTAGTCATGTCAGCCCCACATAAGCTATAACCATCAGGTGCAGTCAAACACCCACGTATCTCAGCACCATAGGGCTTTTCCACTGAGGGTAGATTGACTAAAGGTTTTGCATGACGGAAACGCATTGTGTTGGTAAATCCTGCGATTGTTGCTTGCACGTATCCATCACGCTCTGCATCAACCATGCCTTTAAGAACAGAAATACGATGGCTGAGAACAGAAAGCCCATCAAGGATGACCACAGCAGGGTCGACAGAGGCCAATCTTCTGACTGACGGGCATAGTTCTCCATCCTTTCGTACTTGTGGTATTTGCTTCTCTTCGCCATCACTACCCCTTTCAAACTTGAAGGTACTTGGGTTCCACCCAATAGAATATAACCAATCCTTTACTTGAGGTGGTGAGTTAGGATTAGCCCGTTCTTCACCTATCTTAACGACAAAGGATTGTACACCCTCTGGCTGCTTGTATTCCTTGCGTAGCTCCTCAAACCTTTCGCCATGTGACGATAGCTCACCGTCCTTCTTGTACATTACCTTTGGCCTATGTTGCACCTTAGTCAGGATACGCTTAGGCATAGCATCAGCTAACTGCTCGATCTTCTCAGCCTTCATAGCTTCCCATTCCGCTAGATGACCCTTAGCTTTGGTTACATCTAATTTCCACTGTAGGGCCTCTTGTTCTGCTGCACACTGTAGCTTGAATGTAAGGTAGTCAATGAAACGCCACTTCTCATCTTCATCAGGGTATAGCTTCTTAAGTTTGATGTCCAAGTCACGCCATAGTCTAGCATTGATCTTAACGTCCTCATTACACCTGTGAGCATACTCTTCTGGTGTTAGGCTAGACCAATCAGCAATTTTAGGCTTAGGCACTCCATAGTCCTCTCCGTAGCCCTCAAGACCATGTTTGACACGGCTATGGTTTAGATACCAAGACAGAGCTAACGTATCCACTAGCTTTGCTGTAATCTTAACCCTTAGAACCTTTTCCACTGCGGGGATGTCGAACCTTACAATGTTGTGTCCTATCAGGATTGGTGCTTCCTCAAGGAAGATACGCATAGCTACATAGTCATGTGTATGTTGCACATTCCCTTGGTCATCCATCCAAGATATTACATGGATCTTAGTGCTATCTAAGCCGTCTGTTTCTATATCAAATACTGGCATTACTTATATTTACCTCTTTTTGTACTTACGTTTTCTCCCATTCGAAAAGAAGCCAACCTTAAATAGTCACTATAAATATCTGAAAGTTCTGCATCTTTTACAGAGTCGTAGTTATCACCATTAGCACCCAAAGTCTTATTGCAAGATCTGCAAATAAACCCCCTAAACATGTTTGTTTTATGACAGTGATCTAAATCGACCCTAATATCTGACTGTCCACAACACTCACAATAATTAGGCTTTAAAGAATCGAACCCCGCTTTTAGTCTATTCTTTAAGTTCTGTCTTTCTGAGTAACAAGGCTTACAAACATTACAGCGTCCATCTGAATTATAGGAGTGTTTATAATAGCTATTTAATGTTTTATCCTCTGAACATATTTTACAAGCTTTAGTATTAGTGAATAACTCCAGTTGTTCTGACATTATATTACCTCTCGTAGTGTAAATGTTTCTGAGTTAAACCGCATCATACCAGCCCTACCTTCTTCTGAGCATGGACGGTTCTTCTGTACTGTTATGTGCGTTGTGTTGCGTTCCTGTAAGTCCTCTGCCTCTTTGTCACGGGAGAGGTCTAAGATAACTGATGCTCGTTGTCCAATCATCTTACAGTACTTAGGATCGCCATTGTCGTTAGTATGGGCAATAGTTACGATACCTACGTTTAGCTCCGCTGATAATTTAGACAACCTGACCGATAAGTCAGCTAACATCTGCTCCTTACTCTCTTCTGACTGACCAGATACTACATCTTGGATAGGCTCAAAGAATACAAACTTACAGCCACATGCTTGACTAAAGTATCTAATCTGATCACATAGTTCATCAGAACCTTGACCATCACTCAGGTAGAACTGGTAAAATAACTCATCCTTAGTTAGCTGTTGAATAGCCTCTATCACAAGATCATCAGCGTCCTTCTCTTCGATAAGATCCCTACGTGTCAGATTATCGTTTAGCTCATACGATACAAGGCCAAGTAAAGATCTTAGCTTAGTCTCTTCCAAATGCCATGCAGCAAAAGGTATGTTATGTTGTAACATGTTATACTCTAAGTAACGCATGATCTCAGTCTTACCGATACCTGTGGGAGCTTTGATAACTGTGAAGTGACCCTGCATCAGACCTAAGATCTTATCGTCTAGTGCTTGGATTCCAGTGGGTACATACTGATGCTCAGGCGTATCTTTGTACAAGCTAATGAAGTCATCAGTACTGTTAAGAACATTCTCAGGCGTGTACTTCCTAGCATTCCACCATGCACTCTTAAATTCCCCTGCTGCCCCATTGGTAAGGAACTCATTAGCGTCCTTGAACTTGTCGTGAGGTACACGGTAAACCTTGTTAGGAAACAGTTTAGCCATACGATCAGCTACAGCATTCCCCGCTTCATCGTTATCTACAGATAGAATAATCTTCTCAAAGCTATTGAGCCACTCTGTACACTTCTCCCAGAGCTTCTTAGAAGGCGTAGCAGAGGGTAAAGATACTACAGGGTTGGTGTATTGGCTCTTAAGCATTTGGGCTACTGACAGAGCGTCTAATTCACCCTCAGTAACTGTTACCATCTTAGAGCTACCAGCGGTAAACAGGTTCATACCGAATAGTTCATCACCCTTAAAGCCATCCTTAGTGTAGAATATCTTATCATCTAGTTTGCGTACTTTAATTCCCCCGCTGGGGTATACATATTCCTGACGGTCAGAGTAAGTCTGTACGCCAAAGTCTTCCATAGTCTTAGCTGTAATGCCTCGCATAGCTACATAATTTCCACTGGCGGGGTCTTCTATGCGTTTAGGCGTATAATCAACTACAGTACTCATGTTATCGTAATCCTTTCTAAGTCTACCCTTAGCTCCACAGGAGAAACATTGGTAAACATTCTTATCTTCGTTGTAGCTATAGCAACCCTTGTGGTTACAATGTGGACAAGTTTGGTGCGCTACTTCAGTCATCACTTACCTCTTACTTAAGTTTTATTACTAACTAATAATAATAAACTAAAGTTTATACTTACGTTAAAGGGACACTTACTAATAGGGATACAAATCAAAAAAAGTCAACTTCACAAATTGTTACAGACCTTTTCAAAGGCTTTAGAAATCCTCTTATCTATAGCTTGTTTAGTTACTCCAAGTTTGTAAGCTACTTCATCTAGTGTCATCTCATCCCAGTATCGGAGCTTAATTATTTCTAACTCCTCTTTATTTAACTGTTCTTCAACTACATAAATTACATAATTCTCGTAATCTGCCTTCTCGTATTCTTCTGCGTGGTCAGGTATAGATGATGAAAACTCTTCGTAGGATACAGCCTCAGACGACAGAATATTCCTTAGCCAATTAGCACCACCTTCTGACATATTACCTATATCTTCGTCGTTAATATCATGTGACAAACGCCTAGCTACGTTATGTTTAGGTATACTAACAGGTTGTAGGCTTAAGTTAATGTAGTCATGCATGGCTCTATTAGCCTCACGATACAGTTTCGCTGGGTGTACCTCTGGATCTTCAGCCCTTAACTCTAGGCAGACTATAGCTCCCTCAGATACTATGTCATCAAAGTCATTAGGCCTGTTATATTTGTGTGCTAACTTACGACACATATTTATAAGATCTTCATTACTTATCATAAGGGTTTCCTCTTAGGTTTGATAGAGGCTGATATAACCTCAGTCTTTAGGCATTGACCTATGGCATTCCTATCAATGGCATACACAGGCTCGTAATAGGCTGGTAGAGCGTTTCCACAAGCCCTAGCACTAGGGAAGATGATATTAGATTGTAGGTAGTCACCATTAAGCGTATAGCTCAACACAAGGACAGTATAGAACAACATTATAGATACTCCACTACTCTACCAGTATCCCACTTCTTAGCCTCTTTCTGGGCTTCCTCACGGCTGTTAAAGACCCAGACCTCAGTGTCATACGTCCAAGGGTCTTCCTTCCTTACGAAAGTGTATTCCCCCTTCTCAACCTCTATTTCCACTACATACCTACCCATCACTTTTCTCCTTCTCTAAGCCAGCCTTTACTAATGTTACAAAGCCTACGTCAAAGATAGCCATAAATGTCTCAGGGTCACACTCTACTTGTAGTGTAGCACTACCATCTTCATGCTCTTCTATATCTGTTATTTTTATCATGTCACTCTTCATGGTTTATCCTTCTGCTATACTTACGGAATCTTTTATTGTAAGCACGTTTGATCTTCCTTACCTGTCCTGATTTCCATCGTAGGAACTTACGTGATTTACTTAGGGCATCATATTCATCACCACCCTTCATAGGTATACGCTTATTCATCTCTTAATGCTTTCCACGACACGGGGAACAGGTCAATCATAATGCGGTCAATTTCCCACGCTACCTCTGCTGTCTCAGCTTGTGTGTCAGGCTTACAGCGCAGCGCACACATATCAGCAAAGGCATCCAAGCTACCTGACCAGTACCACTCAGTCATCATACTCTGTGGCAGTACCATACGTGCTTGCTCAGGGCATACGCCTAAATCTAGTAGATACTCATACTCAGTCATTGCAATTTCATTAAAGCCGTTGTCAGATACAGTTACTTTACCTGCACTACCTTGCTTTTTATTAAGGCTACGTCCACGATATGTAGCAGGTACATAGAACTCAGGCTCACTGTCCACATACCTACGGCTAATCTCATTCCAACGTAGGAACTTATGCTTGACTAATTGTCTAGCTACAAAGACTGGAGCCTTGATATGGAAACTAGCAAAGCAATGTCCGAATGGTGATATATGTTTATGCTTGGCTAAGTACTTGATAAGTCTCTTATCTTTAAGTTTCATATGTTGCTTGAAGCTATAGGCATCTGACTCCTCATATTCCCACTCACTCTCTTTACCAAAGCTAACACGGGCTGCATTAACTACAGTCAGGTCATTACCCATGCTGCCTTTATATGTTACTTGAATCATACTACATCACCCTGTTTAATTTCATCCATTATTTCCATCAGGCGGTCTACACTCTCTTTAGGCACTTGCATACTAAAACCCTTAAAGTGGTTAATAAGTAATGTCCCATCACCAAAGTAATAAGCATTCCATCCTTGACTAAGATCTGCACTCTTTATGATTTTATTTGTTTTATCAGTCATAGTGATTCTCCTGTTTCACTGCGTAGCTGTGCTACTTTTCTTATGTTTACGCTTCCTGTTTAATATAGGCTTTTTCTTGTCAGGTACAACCCTCTGTCTATACTTGGGTTGCCTCAAGTCTTTAGCCATAGGGTTGGGCCTTCTTTTCTTCATTAGAATGTTACCTCTCCATTTTCATCACGAGGGTCATTATACCAACCCTTAGATAAGTGTAAAGTCCTTAAGTCTTCCTCTACATCTACTTCATCCTCAGTAGGTATCATAATACCTAACATGCGTAATTCCCTCTCTAGGTCTTGGTTCATAGCTCTGCTCCCATGCAAAATATGTGTCTACCGCCTACCTTCATAGCTAATACCTTGTCAAGGTTAAAGCACTTGTAACCTTCGCTAGTCTTAAGGGTCACATACCCATTACTACGCAGGGCTTCCGCAGCTATACGGCCACGCTCATTTCCCTTGAGGCCCTTCTGTACATTCATACGTCCATTGTATACACGCTCCTCGTCAGTCTTAGTCAGGAACTTGACTGTGATGAAGTTATTAAGGTTATCAGCAATTACGTTACTTACCATTGTCTTATCTAGTGGCATTATCTTTTTCCTTTTTCATTACGTTTGATTCGTTGGTTTACACCTAAGTTATACACTAGCTCGTCCTTAAATGAAAGCACCATTTCATAACTTAATTCTATACTCTCAGCTTTTGTTATATCCTCTAGTCGATCTACAATATAGTGCATACATATTCTATCATCCATTGTGTCTCTCCTCTAAGGATAGTGGGATACTATCGTATTCCTTCCTGTACTCTACCTTATAGCCTTTTCTACCGTAGGGGTTACGACACTTATAGATAAAGTCGGTAGCATCTGATTTCATAAGAAACATAGCTATGACATCGTTTAATTCAGTATTGATTACGCAGTACATATTACTTAGCTCCTATTCTAATATAACAATCTTTAATCTCTTCTACATCAAGAGCGCCAGTAAAGCCATTGGCCTCATAGGTTACCATAATTACATCACCATCCCAATGTACCTTGTAGCCATTATTAGACCACCGTACATCTAATCCTTTAGCTAGTGCTTTAGTTAATTCTCTAAGTTGCATCTTAATATCCCCTTATCCCTTCTCTCCACTTGTCTACATAAAGCGGTATTTCAAATCCTGTATTCTGGAAGTTATCATCTGCAAATTCTTTTACCTTGTCAACATCTTTAAATGGGCCAAAGGTCTTTGCTGCTAACGGGCTATCATCACCAAATGTACCATCTGGAAGTTCTGTGGTTGGTACGATATTGAGCCAGAATTTATTCTCTGAGCATTCAAATATCATTGCATGTCTTGGGTCACTCATCAGTCATCATCCTCTTCATTACTATTGAGATATTCCCACTCTTCCTGACCCTCTTGGCATACAGCACAGATAGTATCATTGTCCCCATGCATTTCCTCTAAGGTCTTGTAGAACTCACAACACTCACAAAAGTATTCTCTGTCCATCTTAAATAACATTATGACCACCCTTCTGATTTGTGTACAATCTTTTCGTTTTCGTCATAGACCCAACTGTAGTCTGTCTCTTCGTACATGCACTCTTCTTTTGCCGCACTAATTGCCTCACGTAAGTTATTGAAAGTCTCAGTAACTAGGTCATGGTCTTTATATGTTGTTCTTACTTTATACATTACGATTCTCCTACAGCTTTCTGTCTAACTGATTCATACTCTACATCATCCAGCAAGTTAGTCAAATGATTTTTAGCTTCTTTGATGTCATCCTTCAAACGATCAATATCATTCTTAGCATCTTCCAGATACTCAAAGAGGCTGTTGATTTTATCCTGTTTAGTCCACGACATATCACCTTCACAGGTATGGTTCACGTTAATCCCACGTTCCACATCATTGCGGTATCCTTCCGCACGATTAATTACAGTGTGTAAATCGCTTTCGATCTCTCTGATCTGCTTAATAATATTTTCCATTATGATTCTCCTACAGCTCTCTGTTTTAGATCTTCTGCTTCACGCATTGCATCCCATGCCAGACTGTATGCCATGATAGCATATGCACTATTGTCCAATTCCTCTTCTGTGAAATGCTTCTTGAATACTGCGGCAATCTCTCTGTCAGCATCCTTTAGTATCTCAGAAATAATACCTAGTACGTTTACTTCTTTTTCCATCGGTAGTCTCCTTTGTTACAATTTAGAATCACCTTACATATTTCCACTGGTGGGGTCAAGCTCTATATTTCCTAGATGCGTTCCGCATTTCCACTGGTGGGGTCACGGTCATTTTCCACTGGTGGGGTCTTAATTTCCACTGGAGGGAGTGTTCCCGATTCGTTCCAGTGTTCCTGATTCGTTCTCGATTCATGATTCGTTTCTGATTCGTTCCAAACTACCGATTCGGATAGATCCAAAATTGCTGTCAATGGCACAAAAGGATAGTTAACAAGATATTTCGGATAGTGTGATTTATTTACAACGATTCGCAACAAAGATTCACTTGACACAAGATTCTGCTTTACGAATCGGACTCTACTCGATAACGCAACAAGCGAATCACTTAAACCTGAGTCTTTTGATATGGTATTTTTAAACGTCATGATTCGTTTTTGGCATATCGTGCAATCTATCCGTCAATTGTTATTTTTGCATACCAGCCATGCGTTTTATGCATAACGGGTTATAGAATAATTCTAACTATCGGTAAAAGTGTATAGTTTAATGATTAAACAATAGCTTGACTCAAGGTTTTGAATGTGACTCACAAGATTCAACCTTAAAGTGTAAAATCTACAAAATAGGGTGATTCTTACAACCAGAATACGTGTCAACCCCAGGGAACAAAAGTGAACACTCGATATTAGCGCCCCTGAGTGTACCGAATCGAATTTTATGAGTCAGACTATGCAAAACCTTTGCCCCTACTCATTGAGCGTTTTTGAGCCTCTGAGGCCCTGTTGCGCTGCTTGTCCTGTCTGCTATACTGATTCCAGTCTTTAACCTTTACCGATTCGGGAGTCTTAAAATGGATTATCAAACCTTAGATCTTAAACTATCACTACATGAGGCGCAATTTTTAGAGGGCTTGCTTTCTAAAACTGGAGTCCCCGAATGTAAGAAAGACTTGCTTTGGCAAATTGAAAGCATAGCCTACGAATTAAAATTAGTTAAATCTCATATGGAGTCTTAAAATGTTACATGAGAAACAAGCAAAATCAGTGATTAGAAAAATGATACGCAAGGCCAAGCAAGATTGGACAACGGCAATATATATCATAGACCCATATGAAGAAGAAAACCTTGTGGAAGACTCTAGCCAATTAGAGCGTGATTTATTAAATGCGGTTTTTGGAGTAGACGAGTCGCATATCAGATTCATTAATATGACAACGGGTCAATACTTAGGCGGCGCTCACATTGTTTTAGAATATGATCGTTTACCAGATGAAATAATATCAGACTATACAGACAACCAATATATGAATCGTCTAGTCAAACATGCGGAGTCTTAATATGGATTATCAATTGCGCATAAGAGACGTTTTAGGCTGGTTTTTGGCTATGATGCTATTACTTGCGGCAATGTATTGCTTGCCTTATCTAACACTCTTAGAGCCGTTCCATGACGAATGCGGAGTCGGTATCATGACTCAAAATAGTGGCGGCTTTTATATCAATCTTGTTTGTAAGGGATAAACACAAATGAAACGCACAAACACAATAAACCTATTAAACGACATAAAGCCTAGACTCTATAATGGTTTTAAATCTAAAGCCGAATGCTTGCGAGTAATCCGCAAGGCTGGTTTTAATTTTACTTCTGCTCTAGGTGCTGTCGAGTCTAATCCTAAGATTGCAAAAAATAGTAAACTTGGAGTCCTGAGTCGTGGTCATAACTTTGCACCAGCAAAAACAGCTGGCTATTACTTCAAGCAATCTAGCAAAGGTTTACGCAAGGTTTTAATTAATACTTGCTCAGAAGCTAGTCTAGGCTGTGCTGAGGCTTGTTTACATACCGCTGGAAACCCTATCTATCTACCCAATAAGGTAAAGGCTCGCATTGCTAGGACTCAAGCCTTTTACAATGTAAGGAAAGCCTATCTAGCTTTAGTATGTTTTGAGATTGAGTCCCATTTACGCAAGGCTATTAGCCTTAATATGATATGCGGAATCCGACTTAATACGACTTCTGACACACCTTTTGAATCCGTATATCTTGACGATGGAAAGACTATCTTTGAAACATTCCCGCAAGTCGACTTTATGGACTACACAAAGCGCTTCAAGGCTATGCTTAGGTTTTGTGCTGGTAACATGCCTAGCAATTATCACTTGACGTTTAGCAAGTCGGAATCCAACTGGGATCAATGCTTGGAAGTCTTAAAGGCTGGCGGCAATGTTGCGGCGGTGTTTGATAAGCTCCCAGAGTCCTATGCTGGTTACACTGTTATTAATGGCGATGAATCCGACTGGCGCCCTATGGATCAAAAAAATGTTATAGTAGGACTCAAGGCTAAAGGCTTGGCACGTAACGACAACTCGGGATTTACAATCCGCACAACAACAACAACAACAACACAAGAAAAGGAAACAATCTAATGACATTGATTGCAAACTATCCATCCAAGAAAGCATGTAAGGAAAGCATAGGCGAGCCGCTCAAGTATATTGAGACAAGCATATTCGGCGCTGAGTATACGCCTAACGGGACTCTTACGGTAGCCAATAGACCCCATATAACCAACAACGGGCGTGAATGGTTTGGGCAAGTGACAATGAGAAACGGTTTGATTGAGAAAGTAACATAGCAACCGCTTAATATAAAGCCCATAGAATAACCTTAGAGTCCTGTTAGGCTAATACCCTAGCAGGATTCTTTTTTGCGTTGTGTATAGCGCTTATATTGGCTCTCGTGGCTTGTGTTATAATATAACAGAGTCAATTGTTTACTTGCCTATTACTTGCGAATGATTCTCATTATCAATAACGAGTCTTGTTGCGAATGATTATCAATAGTGCAGCCGATTCGCTCGCCAAGCGCAAGAATTTATTTTTTGTCAAGTGATTCGTTTGTTGTTATCAATAGTTTAGCAAGAGTCAACCCCAGATCACAAATTGTTTCAGTCTTGTAACATTCAATCACATTTTTACACTGGGGGGTTGACATTCGTTGGGACCCTCTGTATTATACGCAGGTGATTCGGTTGGGGGCTGTTTCCACCCACATCTATAACATAAGAATTTTACTTCGACCCTGTATCTACTGTGGTATTTATGCAACAGTATACGACATGCGCTACCCACTTAAGTCAACTACAAGAAAAAAGAATCATTGGTAATCAACGACTTATAAAATAATTAAAATAGTTAGGTTGACAAACTCATAAATGTATCCCTATAGTATAGTAGGAGCTATACTTAAGTATATACTTAAGATCTCAACTTATCATATTATAATACTAGATAGATTAAGAAACTTAAGTTTATACTTAAGTATAGGTAGTACCAATAGTAGCACTAGCTACGCAAGGTGAAACATTATGAGCGTCCACGATAAGATCCCCTATAGTGAAGTGATAGCCAAGAAGGTTAGAGAAGGTATTCGTAGTGGAGTATCTGTTAAAGATATTCTTAGTAGTATTCAGAAGTATCAGAATGCCCCTTCAAGTACAGCTACCTTCTATAAACTATATGGTGAGGACATAGCTGAAGAGAAGGCTTCTATTGTAGGTGCTGTAGGTTCTGTAGTTGTACAGCAAGCATTAGAAGGTGACTTCAAGTCTCAGGAACTATTTCTTCGTAGTAAGGGTGGTTGGTCACCTACATCTACAGTAAATGAGGTGGATCAAGTTGAAGACCCCGATGTAGATGAGTCAGCTATAGACTCCTTGATGACCTTATTAGGTAAGACCCGTATAGATGATAACAGCGCAAGTACTTAGAGATTTACCAGACTCTGATGTAGCTGCACTATTACAAGAACTAGGCCCTAAGAAGACTGAAGAGTTACAACACAACTGGGAATTTTGGGCTAGACCTGAACAGTTAGAACCAGAAGGTATATGGAATGTTTGGGTTGCACTTGCTGGTCGTGGCTGGGGTAAGACCCGTGCAGGTTCAGAGTGGGTCAGACACAGAATTAAGAAGGGCGATAAGATCGTCCACTGTGTTGCACCTACTAAAGGTGATGTTCGCAGGGTTATGGTTGAGGGTGACTC